GGATTTGCAAGCTATCTATGACTGTTACCTCCCAGGGAATTCGCTTATAGATGAGGTCCATGACTGGGAGTTGGTCGAAAATTCTCCTTTGACCATAAATTTAACTAATTGCAGTATTGACTTTACCAAATCTCATAAAATTAAGCGAGAGGAGGGAAAGTTTTTAAAACCGGTCCTTAGGACGTCTCAGCCCAATTTGCGCCGGCCGTCACAGCGGCAGACGCTTTTAGCTGTCAATAAGCGAAATATGAATGTACCGGATCTGGGCCTGGTGATAGACGAGGACGCGGTGGCGGCTGCGATGGTTGACCGATTCTTCGAGGCCTACATGATGAATTCGACGTTGGATTATACCGCGAGTCCGATCGAGTTGACAGATTACAGAGTCGGTGAGTGGTTGGCGTCGCAGAGCGAGACGGTGCTGGGTCAGATAAAGGCGTTACTACCGGTCGAGGCTGCCGCCGTCGACCAATACATTCACATGATTAAGAGGGAGGTCAAACCGAAGTTGGATCTAACGGTGAACAGTGAGTACCAGGCATTACAGACCATAGTTTATCATAATAAGGAAATAAATGCAGTGTTTGGGGCCCTCTTCAAGGTGGTGAAGGATAGGTTGCTACGTAACTTACGACCAAACGTCTGTTTTTACACCGACATGACTCCGGGTGATTTAGCGGGTTTGTTTGACAGGTTCGTCGGCCTTGCAAATGACAACAAGGGTATTCTTGAGTTGGATTGTTCGAAGTTTGACAAATCTCAGGGTAAGCTTTTTCATAAGTTCCAGGAAAAGTTTTGGAGGCGTATGGGTCTTAGCGAGAGGTTTTCCGAGATTTGGGGGGAGGGCCACCGGAAGACGTATATAACCGATTACATCAATGGTGTGAAGTTCTCTGTCAACTACCAGAGAAAGAGTGGTGATGCTACCACTTATATGGGGAACACCGTGGTGGTTATGGCGATGATAGCTTATCTATACCCTGTGGAGGAGGCGCGTCTCTCGGTGTTCGGTGGTGATGATTCTTTGGTTGTTTTTGATGATAGGACTTTAAAAGATAGGACCGAGGACTTCGCTGGGTACTTTTCAATGGAGGTTAAATTGATAAGGTCCAATCATTTTTACTTCTGTAGCAAGTTTGTGGTTCCTTCGATTAATGGTTTTAAGGTGATTGGGGACCCCTTGAAGCTTATCACTAGGCTGGGGCGTCGTGACATTAAGGATTATAATCATCTGTACGAGTATTTCGTCAGTTTGAATGATAATTTTAAGGAGTTGGGTGATTACAGCCACTACGATGTGTTATGCGGTGCTGTAGCCAGCAGATATAAAAGGGAAGAGTGTTTCTTGAGTGCACTGGTGACTTTACAGTGCTATATGAGTGATTTTAAAAAATTTAAGTCTCTGTTTAAAGAGTAATAGTCGTTCATTTATTTATTTGGTTTGTTCATTTCTTTACTTTTATATTTGTAGTTATCCTTTTTACTTGTACTTTGGTATGGTTTATACGGTTGTTAGTGAAGACTTCGAGTTTGTTTCTGAGCAGGAATGGGTTTCTGTGCCCGTGTTGAAGGAACTTCTAGCCCATATGGATGGGATAAAGTTCGCCATCGAAGCTAACAGACAGGCTGCGTTGGAGTACTTTGCCGGTCTACGTAAGACGGCCCCTTTTTCTTATGATACTCGCTTTCCAGAGCACGGAACTTTCGTTAACCTAAATGCTTTGGATTGGCCTAATAAAATTAGGCAGATGATGGCGGCACTGCAGTTTAAAGAGCCTAACACCAGGGAGGGTGTTCGTAGAAATACGAACGGTCAGGGCTCTGCACAACAACAGTTACCGGTCGATGACGTTAAAGACAATATACCTAATGATGTTTTACTATCTTTTATGACTGCGATTCA